GCTGCCCGTCTTCAGGCATGGGTACAGGCGCTTCCCATAGGCACGATTCTTCGTTCAGCACCCAGCTATCATAGGGCTTCGGCGGGATGAAAGCATCGCGCACCGGGTCCCAAGTGTAGCCAATGCCCGGATAATTTTTGCGCAACGGGGTGCCGCCGTTAGCGTGAACATTGCCGAAGGTGTTGTAGGAGCAGCGGATAGCGCCGTAATACTCTTCCCACGATGCCACGCCCTCGGGCAGAGTCTCGTCCTCGTTCTTCCCGACCACAACTTGGGTGACGATGTTCCGATCATCGACATATGCGTAGTGAGCCATTCTTAACTCCCAAGAACAGGCTTAGTGTCTGGAAAATCAGCCGTGCTGGGCCAGTCCCGTAGCGCTTGACGGTAGGTCGTCAAAGCTTCTTTGCCGGGGTAGTCTGATAAAAGCATTAGCGTGTCAGTCCGAGAAAGCTCATGGTCGCGCCATTGCTTAGCGTTGTATTCCTTTTCTTCCTCGGAAGGCTCAATTACTTCTGGCTCGTAATTATCGTAATTAGCCGCCATAAAGTCTTCTGATGCGACTATCCTGTTAACTACTCCCCCTTCAGCATTTTTAACGACATAGATAGACATATCAAAGCACCTCAATAACTACGCAGCCAAACGCGCCATAACCGGCGCGAGGGTTTTCACCAGACACGCCACCGCCGCCACCACCAGGGAATCCACCACCGCCGCCAGAGTGAGTTGCGGAATACCCGCCCGACCCACCGCCGCCGCTGCCTACGCCGCCCTTGGCCCCGATCTTGAGTCCGTAGGTGTACGCTGCATAGCCTTGTCCGCCGAAGTGACCACCGCCCACGTTCCCGTCAGCATTAGTTAAGTGGAAGCCCTCGGCCTCCGAATAAGGGAACGTTGACGGAACCATGTCAATCGACGCACCAATATAGGTTGTTGCGCTAGCTCCGTCTTGCCGAATGCCTATGGCGCCTCCACCCCCGCCCTGGAAGTTATTTGCGACTCCAGCAGCCGGATTACCATTGCCGCCCCTGTTATTGACAATATTTCCGCCCGCAGCAGCTCCGCCAGTCTGGCCACTCGCTCCGCCGCCGAATAGCAATGAAAAGCCTGGTCCTGAAAAAGTGCTGCTACCGCCGTTTGTTCCAAACCCAGCCCCTACCGCTATGGAGTACGTTTCTCCAGCCGAAAGGGTCAGAAGACCTTGGCATAACCCCCCAGCGCCGCCCCCATAAGCGCCACTATTTGCGGTTGTGTTTTGCCCATTCGCCCCTGCTCCGACAACAGTTACAAGCGCAAGCACTGTAGCGCTTGGCGTCCACGTCGTGGAGGAAGTAAAAATAAGCTTAGTGCCTTTTGAAACGCTATTTAGATCAAATTTAAGAGGTGCCGCCTGTTCGTCAGACTCTGCCGGAACAGAGCTGTACGCACCTTTGACTACTATTTCTGTGGGAGATATAGCGTAGCCAGCTTCTGGCCCGCCAGGGGAAGCCGTCAGCGAGCCATCCCCAGCTACATAATAATTTTTTCCTGCTACCAACCCGCTTTGACCGGAGTTGACTGTGCCGACAATATCTATAGTTGCTGTCTGACCATTGCTATAAGCGCCGTTTGAAAAACCTATAAAGTTTTCAGTAGTTAAATTAGAGGCATCCGCGGTAAGCGTGTCTAAATTAAATGCTATACAATAAGGGTTTGTGTCCTTGCTTGAAACCGAGTAGCTTGTAGAAAACGATGCGGTAGAAAGGTCAAACGCGGTGCTTAGGTTCCACTCTTTGACTGCGTCCTGACTACTGCCAATAACATACATCTTTGTTCCATCAGGATTAAACTTCAGGCCGACAGGCGTGTATTCATAAGCACCAGTAACCGTAGACAATGACTGGCTAAATGTTCCGCCGGTAGGAATATAAGCGGTCGGCAAATCCCACGAGTGAACTTGATCTGTATTTAGGCAAACGACAAATATTTTTGTCCCGTCATTATTGAATACAATTTCCCTTGGGTTAGTAGCTTTAGCGTTAATCTGCAAGAATCCGCCATTCGTCCTTGTCCTTACATCATATGGGTAAGTGAGGTTATATTGATAAAGAGTGTCGTAGCCTCCATCTACTATTGTGATTTTTGTACCGTCATTATTAAAATCAAAACCGTAAAGGCCATAGAACTGAGTGCCTGACCAATTGATATATTCGGAGTACCATAGAGTAGCGGTAGCTATAGAAAATGGCTCTGATAGATTATAAGCAACGATCCCTTGCCCGAAGGCCATAAGCATTTTTGTGCCGTCAGGACTAAACTTTAAACTTAATGGGTCCGCGCTGTGCTTGAATGAATAGCCAGCGTCCGTCGCAGTAGAGGTTACAAAAGGTGTGGCTAGGTCATACTCGTAAATGGTGTCCGTGGTTGCGCCGCCGATATACATCTTCTGCCCAGGGGACCTAAGAGTAGTCGTTGATTCCCCTACAGCGCTCACCGTGCCGTCCGCATTGAGCACTACAGGCGCGCCATTAGAAATCGCCCCGCTAGCCGTAGCCTCAATGGTGCTTCCGAAAAACGAGGCTCCGCCACCGCCACCAAGTACAGGCATCTCTTATCTCCTTAGAGCTGGTCCCAGCCAATGGTGGCGTCAACGTAGACAAGCTGCGTGCTCGTCCCTGCATTGAGCGTTCCATCTTCTGCCAGACTTAAAATGTTGCTGCCGTTGCGGCCTACAGTGACCGTCCCGGTGCCTGAGTTACGAATTGTAAGAGTATCGCCTGCCACCGGCGAAGCGGGCAGAGTCATGGTCAAATCACTAGCGCTGTTCACTACCGACAGAGTGCCCGCCTGAAGGGTCTGGTTCGACGTGTAGACCGTCAGGCGCTGGATAAGTTGGTCTGTGACCGTAGCGTCCGTAGCCGTCAGGTTCGTCGCCGTTAGGTTCGTTACCGTAGCGTCAGAGGCGAGGGTAATAGGCGCAGTCTGTCCAATGTAAGCCATATCAGGTGATGTCCAAGTGGCTTAACACAACGTCGGCAGAGGAAGCGGTATCGGAGACGACAGTGATCTTATCCCCCGGCTCCATGACCACTTTTTGGTCCCCGCCTACTACCACGAGAGCGCCGCCTACGGGGACCGGGGCGTCTTTGACAAGGTAGACGTTATCCTCAGCCCCAGATGTCCTAAAGTGGGCCTGAAGCTGCACAGAAACTTTAATTTGCGAAGTAACCGTATTAGCCACGGAGAGCCCAATAATGGTGGTCTGAGTCGACGCGGGGCACGTTAGAATGGTAACGCTCGCAGTCCCAACTCCGATTTGCGTCTCGCTTAAGAACGTATTTGCCATGATCTACCCCAGTGCGATGGCAAGCGCTACGGCAGCGTCCGCCCCTGCATTATCCAAAGCTGTTTGAAGGCCATCAATGTTAGCGATGGTGTGGTTATGCGAATCATCTGCCACCGTTACCGTCAGTGTAGCATTCGCTGATCCATCCCAGGAGACAGAGCCAGAAACGTCGCCGTTCAACGTAAGGGTGCGAGCCGTGGTCCACTTGTCAGCGCTTACCGCTGCCTCAGTGCTGCCCAGCTTAGCGTCCAGGGCCGTCTGGAGCCCATCGACATTGCCGATAATATGATTGTGGGAATCGTCGGCGACGACGATAGCGTTATAGGTGCCAGAAACATCGCCGCCGAACGTGGTGCTGGTAGTTAAAGCAGTACTGGCGTTCTGCTTTGCGTCCAGGGCGGTCTGGAGGCCATCCACGTTTGAAATAACGTGGTTATGGGAGTCGTCCGCAATAACGATGGCATCGTAGGTGCCAGAAACATCACCACCGAAGGTCGTCGTGGTCGTCACTGCGGTAGCTGCGTTTTGCTTTGCGTCCAGGGCGGTCTGGAGGCCATCCACGTTGCCGATAATATGGTTGTGGCTGTCATCAGCCACGGTAACCGTAAGCGTTGCGTTGCCTAGATTAGTAAACGTGGCCGATCCGCTGGCGTCCCCGGAGAGCGTTAGGGTCGGGTCTGAGGTCGCCGTGGTGGCTAGACTGACGTTGCCTGAGCCATCAATGGATACCGAGCCAGTAACCGCCCCGGTTAGCGACAACGTCCTAGCCGTGGTCCACTTATCGGCGTTGGGGTGGTAGCCGTCATGGAAAGCCGTGTTGCCGCTGATCGTGAGCGGCTTATTTAGCTGCCACTCATCCCCGGCGCTATTGTAGATAATCGTCGCCGAGGCCCCGTCAATCGTGATACCGGCCCCATTGGCCGCCGAAGCCGTAGCTGCGCCAGAGGCCAGGGTTAGATTTAGGTCATCAATGGTGACGGTGGTGCTGTTTACCGTAGTCGTGGTGCCATCAATCTGAAGGTTGCCCGCAATGACTACGGTTCCGGTGTCATCGCCATGGGCAGCGGGGTCAATGGTGAAAGTGCTCGGCCCGCGCAGGTAACCCGTGGCCGTGATATTCGCAACGGAAATGCTATCCCCGGACTCGTACTTGGTATCCAGGGCGGCTTGCAATCCGTCCACGTTGCTTATCACGTGGTTGTGCGAATCATCAGCGATGACAATGGCGTTGTACGTACCAGAAACGTCCCCGCCGAAAGTCGTGCTGGTGGTTAGGGCAGTGCTGGCGTCCTGCTTGGCATTAAGCGCCGTCTGTAGGCCGTCAACATTAGAAATAACATGGTTGTGACTATCGTCGGCAACCGTCACCACAATACTGGTGGTGCCCGACCCTGATACGTCGCCGCTAAGGGTGATGGTTTGGTTGCCGGTCAGGTAGCCCTCAACAGAATGGTCGCCCCAGCCGTAGGCGGTGTCCCAGTTGGACTTGTTGTAGCCGGTGATCGTCGCGGTGCCGGCGAAGAACGTGCCGATCTCAGACTCTGTGTAATAACGTCCGTCGTGAACGTGGCCGTCTAGAGTATCTAGCGCTGCTTGTACATCGTCGTCTGAGCCGCTGAGGACACCGCTAAAACCACCAGTGTCCACGAGGATATCTTCCGCGTCGTTTGCGTGGGAAACGACGTTAACGGGGACGGGGAGGTTTGACCGGACCGGCGCGGTTCCGCCGAACTGAAACTCAAACTCTGAATCTCCAATCCCGCCAGTGCGATTCCCGTAATATTTGAAAACAATACGGTCGGTCTCAGCGAACGTCGTAGACGTAATTAAGCACTCGGCAAAAAATTGCTCGTAAGTGTTTTCTCCAGCCTCTGGAGTGCTGTTAGAGGTTCCCATAAGGGTTTCTGTTCCGCCCGAGTCGCGCTTGTAGACCTCAAAATAGAAGTCGGCCTGCCCGAATCCAGATACCCTGCGGACGTTCCCCACCGTACTGATACTGATAACGCCTGTGGCGCCCACCAGAATCCCGGCTTCTGACGCCAACGCCGCAATAAACTGGTCACTACCAGAGATTACGCCGGTGGAGATATCTACGGCGGGGTCGTCATAGTCCGTGTCGTCAGTAGACGTAACTAGCTTAAAGTAGGTGGCAATATCACTGTTTGCAGACGTCGGGTAAAAGACGACGTTTGCAGCAAGGTCGGCTACGTTAAGCTTCTTATCTTGAAGCTCATCAATAGCGGACTGCACATTGCTAGCGACTAACCCGCTTGCAGTATTGTCGTACGAAGTCTCGTCGGCGCCGTAAGACAAGTCGTTTAACAGGATCGCCGTTAGCCGAAGCTCAACTTTAGCTCCGGAAGAAAACGACGACGCAGTGGTGCCATCCTGAGCACGGGTAACAGTGACTTCGCCAGTACCCGTGTTAACAGCGGTTACTTTTACGATTTCTAGGGTCGGGGATACCGTATCTGAGTCAATGGTCAGATATGTGTGGTCCCCGGACCCTAGAGTCGGAAGTCCAGAGACACTCTGGAGCGTAATTGTCGTATCAGAAGCGGTGATACCGCCAGACAAGAACGTCGAGAAGTTATTACTGAACTTAACCGCCATGGCTTACACCCTAAGTAGCGTATCAGGAGACAGTTACGACCCAGGTAATGGTCATACTGTCCGAGGCGCCTTTGTTGACTACGCCAAAGGTAGTACGGCAGAGCATGTCGCCGCCGCTAGCCGCATTAAACAGCCCTGCTTCGCTAATCGCTCCAGTGCCGTCCCCAGCTCCGAAAGTCGCTACGTAGGTGATTTCGTTGCTGGACACGGTAGTAGATGCGAGAGCCTGACGGTCCAACTCAGACCCGAGAGCCGTATCCCCAGCAGCAGGAGAGGTGCTACCGCTACCGACTGCCATATGCGACATGGCGGTTGTAGTGGCGTCCTTCATACGGCTAGCAACGTACTCTTTGCCCGTAGTAACCACTAGGTTGGGGACTTCCTTTACTACCTCTCCGTTAACGGCGATTGCCAGCCGTCCGGTCATAACAAGGTTCTCAGAGAACATTGTGCTTCTCCTAGTTGTTGATAGGCGCGTAGTTGAACGTGCCAGCGTTAAGCACGGAAGACGCTAGAGAGCGCTTCGCGATGGTTAAAGTTTCCGTTATGCCTAAGGAATCCGCCAGCTGCTTTTCAACAAGGCTAGAAGACACCTCTGTGAGTCCAATACTATCTTCTTTATTGGCGCTGTACAAAGCAGAGTAAGCCTCTGCTACTGACAGGGTGTCAGATTGGTTCGCGCTCAAGTCAACCGCTAGACCTTCACTTACGCTTATAGCATCTGTTCTGTTTAGGTTTAAAAATAAAGAACTAACGTCAGTAAAAGCAAAGGTTTCAGAAGGGTTTTTGCCAAAGAGATACGAGTTACTATCGCTAAAGCTAAACGAGTCCGCTAAAGGCTTGGCATATCCAATATCGTGAGCGTCAGAAAAACCAAAAATATTCCCTTTAGACAGATCTGTGTCTACAGTAAATGAGTCGACTCGCGCGAGATCGTCTAGCGTAAAAGCGTCAGTAAAAGTCCTGAAGAAGCTTACTGTCCTTGACAGAGCTTCAAGCATAGAAACCGAATCAGCTTGCGGCTTATCTAGAAGAGATGAATATAGCTCTGAGACAGATATGCCGTCTTCTTCTGGCGCCCTGGTAAACGAATAAGCGTGTGCTTCTGATACAGAGGCAACATCCGTAAGACTTTTGCTAAACAAAGTCCGCGAGCTTTCAGTTACGCTTACAGTGTCACTCTGCGTTTTAGCGATAGTTAAAACGGCGGACTCTGATACCGAAAACGAGTCTTCAAGAGAGCGCTCAAACAGCAGCGAGAGCTCTTCGGATAAAACGAACTTATTAGCGTCTGGGTCTCTGAAGAATAGGTTCTTAGAGTCCGGATTTAACGCTACATTACTGGCTACAAGATTCGTAAACGAAATAGGTGACGCTATCTTTGCGTCAAGGATAGTTAAGTCAGCTCGTAAACTAGCACCATTAAGCGAAGCAACTCTAAGGTCGGTTAGAGTTACATCAACTTTTGCGCCAAAAGGGCTATTTACGAGCAGCTCTCCAGCCACTAGTCAAAATCACTCCGGACTTTCAACTTGACCAAGTCGTACACAGTTTGTATCCCGCCACCAGCAAATGTTACTTCTACCTCGGCTTCAAAGGTCCCCGCACTATCAAGGGTCCCTGATGGGAAGTCAGTGAACGCTTTACCTAAAGTGGGCTCAGACACGGTACAAACGAGCGTGGATTTAACCGTGCTGCTGCCAAGTTCGCGGATGCGGACGCGCACTGCCGCGCCAGTTAGATCAATCGGGGCCCAAGTACTAGAGTCGTTAGGGTCAAGCGTCTTACCGGCAGCAGCGGTGTTGCTGTCCTTCAGAGTAAAGGTCAGCTCGGGCAGGGTATCCCCGGTAACAAGGTTAAGAGTATCGGAGTACGCCATGGTTTATACCTCTTCGCGCCAGTCGCGGCCTTCCCAAAGAGCCGCCTCAGCTGCTCTACGTTTTACCAGTCCGGGCAGCTCTTTTCCGCCCGCCTTCGTCCAGCGCTTAATCTGCATCGGCACGTCGCTAATAGGGCCGTAGTTTACGCGATTGAGCAGCGTTGATTCTTTTAAGTTACCTGGGCCTAGATTGTAAGTCCAAGCAACGAGCGCGTCGAATTGATTTTGCGTGAGCTCAATCTCGGTAGCTTCGCGGACATAGCCCTCGAACTCTTCGAGGTCTTCAATTAGTAGAGCTTCGGCGGCTTCTTGATCAATAGCATCGCCTTCTTTGACCCCGAGCGTATGCCCGTAGCCAATGGTCCACACGTTGGCTGGGCACAAATAAGCCTCAAGTTCGCACCCTTCAAAGTGCCTAATCAGCGCTACGCCTTCTTCACTCGTTTTCATATCAGTCCTGCCGCTGGCTGCTACCGAAATAAAAGGCAATAACCGTGCTAAAAGATCCCGTAATGCTACCAAGTATGAGGTTGATAATGGCATCACTATTTTGATCCGGTGGAAGAACGGTCACCAGAATAATGTATCCGGCGAACAAGCAGCATAGGGAGATGGCCAGAAACCGCGCCGTCCAGTCCTTAGCAAAATGTTTCCGAGCATCGGCCGTGTCTTGGGTCTGAAGCGCATAGAGGTCTACGTCCAGCTCCTTCATGCGAGCTTCGAAGTCCAGCTCAGCTTTTTTAATCTCCGTTAACTGCTCCGGCGTGGCCTTTGCTAGCGCTTTCTGCAAGCTCTGAGGGTCGCTGTCGCAGCCCAGAACCCCCGCAATAGCTGAAGCAGCGGCGCCTCCCAGGGGGCCGCCAAGCGCCGTGCCAAGAGTAGGGGCTACGGCTCCGATTACGTTCTTGATGGCGTCGAAGTTCATAGGTGCCTCAGAGCTGGTTGTAAATTGGCAGCAAGCGGTCACGCAGAGTGCGGTCGATGCGCCAGCCGTTACTGAGGGCCGTGTCGATAGTCTCCGCCGTGGGGCCAAGTAACGGCATGAGAGGGCTCTTACCCCACTCTGCGTTCTGGTGCATCATCGCGCCCATGGTGAGCGGGCCAAGGAAGCCAGAACGGTCGACTACCTCAAAGGCGTAGGTCGGCCAATCCATGCGGTCCGTGCGGAAATAGCGGGCTTTTGCGTCTACTCCGGGTAACAGCCACGCCAGCCCGAACTTGGCGTACTCACGAAGCTCCATCGCCAGCATAGCGAGCGGCATGGTAGCCACAGCGGTAAGAGCGAAGACAGACAGGGCACCGGTAAGCTTATCTAGCTGAGTACCTTCTTCGCCTTTACGGCCCCGTGCTTCCCTAGCAATACCACCAAGGATGACCTTACCGTAGGCATAGAAGTATGACTTCAGCTGCCAGATGATCGCCCAGTGAGGGTCAGACGCCCAAACAGGTCGCTCAGCTGCGTTCGGGCGAAGGATAGAGGACTCCACAAAACGCTGAAGGCCTTGTTTAACCTTCTTGCCCTCGGGCGTAGAGAACTTCCTACCCCCGTCCATCCAAGCCATGACCTCTTCTTTCGTCAGCCCCAACTCACGGAGGTAACGCTCGGAACGAGGGTTATCGAACTCGTTACGGGCGTGCTTCGTGATGAACTGCACGCCCATCCCTGCAGCAAACTCGCGAGAGAACCGAGTAAAGAACTCAAGGCCGATAGCCCTGAAGAACTTGTCCGACATCTTACGGACCGTTGGGTCCATGTAATCTTGCTCGGCCTGCGTGACCCACGCGTTCGAGACGGTCTCACTAGAGACAACGCCGATGTCGCGGGCCAGCTGCTCGGCTTCTTTGCGGTCCCTAATGGTCGCGGCGATCTGCTTGAAGCCGTCCGCAAGAGCCGAAAACTCCTTAGACGCGATTACAGGCCCAGCCAGTTCGGGCAGAGATGCGATAGTGGCGAACGGCAGAATCGTGACGAACTGGGTGAACTGAGCCCAACTGTTTACCTTCCGCCATATCGGGCTAAGCGGATTAGCCTGGTAGCCAAGATAGGTCCCGATAATCTCACGAGCGACGGCCTGATCTTCCGGGCTGAGTTTCGCTAGCTCGGCATCCAGAATGCTGTTTCCATCTGCGTCTTTCGTAGCCTTGTTGAATTCGACGCGCTTAACCACAGAGCGCATGTAGTTAACGAAAGCGTCTTGTGGCTCTTGTAGAAAGCCTTGCTCCTGCATAGCTTCGCGAGGAATGCCTCGCGTCAGCACGATGGACTCTTCGACGCGCGCCACTGGGTTCGTAGGATCGAAGTTTATGGTTGCGCTGTCTTCGTTGCGGATGGTTCGGTTGTACCGCGCCAGATCGTTCACAACTTGACGAGCCCGCTCGGGGGTAATGTCTGCTTGGTTATCTACAAGCAGCTGCACGAACTCTTCCACGCGGCCTTCAATCTCATTGAGGTTGAGAGCAACTGGGAAGTAATCGTCTTGGAACCCAATGTCGGAGTTCGACGGTTCTACGTAGTCAGCATAGAAGTCCTGCAGGAATTCACGAATCTGCTTAGCTTTCCCCGTGAGTGACGCGGTAGGATCAGAAGTGGCTGCTTGCCTGAACGCGCTTTGGACTTCGGGGTCGTCAAACGCCCCGATCTCATCCTCGAACTTGTTCTGCATCTCTCTGATTTTGGTAGCCGCAGCGCCCACCATGCCAAGCCGGCCCTCGCCGCGCTCATCCTGAGAGCGAACATAGAACATGTCCGCGATCTTTTGCCCCGCGTGCAGACGAAGAACTCCGTCCGCCGTGCGCACAATCTTCATAAGAGGGCGCAGCTTCGGGTTCTTGAGAAGGTCTTGGAACTTCTTACGCCAATGTCTGGCTAGGGCTTCTCCGCCTTCTTCGACGATAACGTCGTTTATGGCCTGCGGCATAGCACGCAGCGTGAACAGGTCGGCGTCTACCTCAGCCCCGTTGCGCTTGGCCTCGACCACAGCGTCAAGATACGTCTCAAAGTCTTGGTCCATACGGCCGATTCTGGCCCGCATAGTTCTAGAGAGCTGCCGGTAGAAGCGGCGTAGCTTGTTAGCTAGCCCTTTAAAGTGACGGTCAACAGCGTTCTTGGCTTGCCGCTTCAAGTACTGACGGCTAGCCCAACGAGCAGTTTGATCGGCATACCACTCTTCAAAGCCCTGATCGAACCCGTACTTATCCACCAATGCGTCAAAAGTCTGGTGCTTGCGAAATGCCTGCTCAAGCCGGCTGCGAATCGCGGGGTTCGTAAGCGCGTTGTTCTGCTCTTCTTTGAACAGCGAATGACCTAGCTCGTGCGCCAGTACAAACATGGTGCGCACAGGGTTACGGCGGCCTTGCGACCCGTCCTTGACGATGACGACCTTCTGCCCGTTGGCGAAGATATGCCGTCCGCCTTTAGTGGGGGCCTCCGTCAAGGCTTGCAGGGACTGCGCTACATAGTCACGGACTAATGCGTCAGGGAAAAGAATGTCCAGCTCAGCGTCCGTCATCTCTTTGAGGGCTTCAAAGGACATGACTTGCGGCTCTACTTCTAGCTTCAGGGCGTCCAGTAGCTCTTGGTACGCTGCTGCGAAATCAAAGTCTTGGTTGAGCGCTGGATCAAGAACTTTTAAGCGAGCACGCTGCTGCAGGCGCTCACGCTGCTGTTCAACGGTGGCCCGTGGCGGAGCAGCCGTGGTTTCAGGCGCAGCCGGGGTCTCCTCGATGTTCATACGAGTCATCGGAAGATCGCCGGGAGTGCGCTCCATCATGGAAGCAACTTCACCACCCGTCTCGGCTAAAGCCGTGTCCTCTTCCTCCCCTACGCGCGCTTGCTGGTCCACCGCGCTTTGTCTACGAGTAGCCGCAGTGCTGCGCTGTGCGCCAAGAACTTGATTCAGAGGGATGCTCTGGCCTTCGATAAATGTGGCGGTCACATTAGAGTTACGAAGGCGAGCGTAATTCTGCTGGTCTAGCAGAGATTGCCCGTCTACCCGGACGTCATATCCTTCGGACGCGAGATCGCCGAGGATTTCAAACAAGCCTGCTTGAGCGGACTCGACGCGATTCTGGCCTTCAAAGCGGCCGGTCTGACGGCCTTCGACGAGCCGCTGCCCTGCACGCACGAGATCAACAAGGTTCACGGCGCGGACGTTGCCGTCAGGGTCAGTGATGGCTACGCGGCTGTTCCTAGCGAACTTGCTTCGCGCGGCTTTTTGGATCGACCGGCGAATGAACTCCGTAAGAGGCAGCGCTAGTTCCTGCCCACCTTCGCGCATGCGGAACAGCTCATCGAAGTCCTCGCGAACAACTTGATAGCCCTGCTCAGTAGGCTCGACAGAAACAACGCTGTTCGGGTTCTCGCGCTGGACTCGGGCCGCTTCCTTTAGAGTGGCTTCGGTAATACTGCCAAAAGCAGGATCGCCCCAATCAACATTCCCGAACACACTAACGTAATCAGCACGTGCTTCTTCGGTGTTGGGGAAGACTTCGTTGGGGTCACGCTTGCGCCCCCGGTTAGCAACCACAGTGCGTTCGGGTTCAGTTTCCTGTACTCCCACTTGGCCAAGCAGTTCATCTAGCTGGCTGAAAGGACGCTGACGGCCAAACTCGTCGCCTTCGTCATCGATCTCCATGTCGCGGATGTCGGGCCCGGTCTCACGCCCGGCTCTTTGCGCGCGCTCTTCAAGAGCTTTTTCTACCGTAGTCTGGCGGATAGAGCCGCCGTCCGGCATAAGCCCAGACGCAGCGTTAAACGCTGCGACCAAACCATCCTGAGTCGTTACTTCTTCTGATACAACGCCACCTCGACTGTCGAGCACCTGCACTACGGTGTCGCCTGGCTGCGCAGCGCGCTTAGCCTGACTGTAGCCGAGGGCGATAGACAACGACTCATCATTCGCCCCCGAAGCAACTACTTCGTCTACCACTGCCTTACTGGTCGATACGATGGTGCCCCGGCCGGGAACAAACGCCGCGTAACCCAAGCTCCCGTCCAGTGCGATCTCGGTAGCTTTATTAGTGCGGGCACGGTACTGGGCTTGGTTACCCGCTACCCATACCGCCTTTTTGGTGCTGGTGGGGTCCATCATGGCCCGTAGCTGAGCATTGATATCAGCCTGCGACTCGGGCGTCGTAACGCCTGACATCACATCACCGAACTGCTCGGTGTTGATAGCGTCGTTAACACGTTGCCCCTGCGCTCGATCCAGCAGCTCGCGCGCCTTCGCAGTTACATTGGCAGCCGTATCTAGAGCGCTGTCCGGCAAGGCTGACGCTGCACCAACAGCGGCAGAGCCGATTGCTCCGGCGCCGCCACCGCCGATGAAACCAGCGAACGCGGCCTCGGCGAGGCGCATTTTTGCATCTTCAGCAGTGAAAGTGTCGTCGAGGTCCATACGGTTGAGGACCGAGATACCTTCTTGAGCCACTTCAGTACCGGCTTCAATAGCGCCGCCACGGATAGTCGTGTTGCCAATATCCCGTGCGAGGCTCGCAAACACGCTGCCTTCTTTTACGGCTCGCTTCCCGGCAACGTTTCCGATCAGTTTGAGAAGGGCGGCTTCGCTGCCCACTCCAATAACAGCCTGAGGTGCAGCGATAGCTGCTGCACGAAGCGCCTGCTCGCGATTGAGCTCTTGCCCAGCATCGAGCGCCTCAGACAGGTTGCTACCGGCGAGCGGTACGTATTCTGCTGCCCCAGCACCGGCTAGGGCGCCTCGGCCTGCGGTCTTGTATTGCTGATAGGCAAGATTAGCGAGAGCGCGCTCGTCGGGGTCTGCTACTCCTTTTGCGGTGCGCTCAAGGGAATCTTTTAAGATGCGTTCGGCTGCGGACTTAGCGGATTTCTTTAGCGCCGCCTTCCCGGCCAAAGCCGCAACAGAGCCGATACCGGCGCCGCCAATACTGCTAATAGCAGAGGGTACGACTTGCCCGCCCAACTTAGCGGCTTGCGTGAAAAACCCTTCGATAGTCGGCTCGTCAGTAAACTGATCAAACGTCTGCAACCCAGCGGTTGCGTTCGCTGCTAGCTCTTCTTCAATACGAGCGTTCTTTATGTTGATTGCGGCCGCTTCGTCGTCGCCAATCAGCGTGTTGAATAGGCCCTTGAAGTATTCAACGTCTGCACCTAAGCCTTCTGCGCCGGCCTGGGCCCCCGCACGAAAAGCACCACTAAGCCCCGATGGCGCAGCATCGAGAGCTTGAGGTGCTTGAGCTAACTCTTCAGTCCGTTGAGCGGTCTTGTCAGCTTGAGCAAGTAAAGCTTTGAACGCCGCTTCGCTCGACACTATTTATTCAACCGTCGCAGAGTTTTTGTTAGTGCTAGCCGCAGCCGTGAGTACGTCGTAGACGCCTTGGTTCAAGTCTTGAATCAGGGTAGCGTCAATGCCCTCGTCCACAACATTGCCCCGGCTGTCCGTGTAGCTAAATTGTTCCGGAACAGGGTTGCCCTCACTGTCCCTACCCCAACGGGAAATGATAACGCGCTCTAAGTTGAAATCCCCGGCAGAAGCCGTGTCGACAGCGTCAGAACGGAAGAAGCTCTTAAGCGTCTCAGACAGCCCACCCTCTTCCTCTGCGGCTAAACTCGCTATGCCGAGGCTAATGCCCTGACTAAGCCCCCGGAATACCGCCTGGCGCGTTCTCGGAGATAGGTCTGAAGACAAGCTATCGAACATAGTTTTGTATTCAGGGAGCATCTGATTAAAGAACTGGTTCGCCGTATCAGCGTTGAGGTTGAAAGAGCCATCTTCGTTGGTAAAGATGCCAGTCGTCGTGCGCGACATTTCACGGCCAGCCGTTACCGCCGCTTCAATGTCATCCGTGGCAAGACCGGTCGTGAACTCTCGAATATCCTGTGCAAGATTTCCGCGACTAACGTCAATACGTTGCTGCGCCAAATCAGCCTCGACAGCCTGCACACCGGACATGCTCGCGGTGCCGGTCTCGAAGATGTTCGTCATCTCGTTAGACATTTGCTGGCGGATGGTCGGGTCGCTCTCCGTAGCAAGAATAACAGCGCGGGCAATTGCTCGATCTTTACGGTTCAGCCGAAGAAGGTCTTTAAGCTCTGTAATCCGCTCACTGCGAAGCGTTTGAGCGACGGCTGCTTGTGCCTCGGGGGTGACGGTCACATCCCCAGCCTCGATAGCAGCGTCCAACTCTGCGTCAGTTTTTCCTACTACTACGTCTTCGACGCTCGCTAAACTCTGCTTGGCTGCGGGCGGAGCAGCGGCCACAAAGCTACTAGCCTCTTCAGCCGTAGGTACAGTGGTACGAACGCCCCCTAGTTCGCGCTTAAGGCTATCGACCTTAGCTTGAGCTGCATCCACACGTTGTTTTACAGCGCTTGGAACGTTACGGCGTTTACCACCTCGGCGGCGGGCAGCAGCAAGCTCTTCTTCTGCTTGCTTAATCTCGCGCTCAAGGCGGGCTTCGCGAGACTCCGTCTTGCCGGCTTTACGCTCGCCGCGAGTCATGATCTCTGTTTCGTCGCCTGTGGCCGGTGCGGGGGTTGCTCCAATACGATTCGACAGCGGCGTATCCACACCCGCGTCGGCGCCGATCTTGCTAATAACGTCCGCACGCTCTTCTTGTGTTCCGGCTGCTGAAATCGCCGACATAGCTGCGCGTTGTGCCCCACCTGGAGGGAGGGCGTTGACTACAGCAGCCTCTTCCTCAAGCAAACCAGTCAAACGGTCTGCTTCCGCATCGGCTTCAACGCGTCCTAACTGCGCCCGCAAAGCAGTAGCGTTGGTGCTAGAACCGGGGAGGATTTTCGTACGGTACAGAGTGTTACCTAAGCCAGCAATCTCGCCGATCGAGAACTGCTTGACCACAGAATCTGGCTCACTAGACCCGTCAACGGTGATAACGCCCATAGACCCGTCAGCGTTGCGAACATTGACGGTGTAAGCTCCGCTTTCGTCGCGGACAAAACCAGACGCAGTAGACCCCTCCGGTAGAATCCCAGAGTTAGTGACCATTTGAAGGCCGAGAGCGATAGCAGTCTGATCGCCGGCTTCGATGTCTTGCTGAAGCTTACTCGTGTTCAACGACATGCGGTCGGTGGACACATACCCGCCGGTGTCAAGAGACTCTACGAGGTCGTCATTGGCTCGAACGCGCGCCTGAAGGGCCGCCTCCTCTTCTTGGAGACCGACCTGACGCTCTAACGCCCCGACTTGACGTCCATAAATATCAAGACGGCGGTTCGCCTGCTGGTTTTCGCGGCGCTGCTGATTGAAGGCCTGTACACCTTGAAGACCCGAAAGAAGTCCGCCTGCTAGCCCACCCATATCGGTCTCCTAGAATGCAAACGCCATGATAGCCATAGCACCAAGCGAACCAATCGTCTGATAGGTCTGCGCTTTGGATGCAGCTTTGGCCTGCGTGTATGAGTTCTGTAAGTTGCGAAAGTTCTGAGCCGAAGCCCCGAGCTGATTTTGGGACGAGCGATTCACGCCTTGGCCGATGTTAATCAGGTCAGACATAAGCTGCGTGTTCGCTTCACGCTGAGCAAGCCGAGCATCGTTAACAGATTGGATAGACCCAAGGGTGTTGGCTCGCTGCAAGCGGAGGTCACGCTGTTGCAGCTGCGCCGGCGTTAAGTTCGCCCCGTAGCGGGCGGCGTTGCGGCTAGCGACGCCTTGGGTGAGCGTTGCCGCCATACCTGCGTCTTCGCGGGCCTGATCAATGAGACTCGTGTCCGTCTGTGCCTGCTGGATCAACTGGTTCTCAAAATCGCGAAAATTCTGAACATAATCGAGGTACTCACCGCGAGTGATCGCAGCGTACGCCTGCTCAGGATCAGAGACCGTAGGCAGGTTCGTACCAGGGGTTACGTAATTAGTCGCACCGAGTCGGGGCTCGCTGTATCCAATAGCCATTAGTTAGCTCCCAAAGAACCCGGAGTAGCCGAGACGGTTTTTAAAGCCAGTTACTCGCTGTCCCTGGTCATTGACCGGGGTAAAGAAACCACCCTGAACAGGATTGCCCTGAGCATCTAAGCCGCTAGTACTCATGTTATCCAGTCCCTGCATCAACGCTGCGCCGGCTACCTGCCCAGCAGCGCTGTACTTAGCCTGGGCTACCTGCTGGTTAGCGCGGGCTCGCTCAAGCGCTGCAGATGTGCCAAGACGTGCTGCTTCGGCCATACCCGTCTGTGCGTCAGCCGCCTGCCCACGAGCCGTGCCCAGAACGTTGGTGCGCATGCGGTTCTGCACCTCTTGCGCCCGAATGTTCGCCACGTTGGTCTGCCCCTGGAGCGCCTGCGAAAGATCGCCTCCACCATCGCCGCGGGCGGCAGCTTGATAGCTAGGGCCGGACAGCGCCTGCATAACATCGGCGTTAGCTCGGCCACGAAGGCCGCTGGCTACGTCTTCAGTCATGGACTTGTCGCGCATCTCGCGGAGCAGCGGGTCATACTGCTGCTTGAAATACTCGTACTCCGCCATAGCGACAGATGCACTGGCCTTATCAGAGGCAGAGGGCTGATAATCGGACTGCTTCGGCTTTGAACCCATTTACAAACGCCTCGTATAAACGACTGTTTCTACATCCCAGCCTAAGCTGGGTAGGTAATCCTGCAGCGCTGGCACGGACGACCTTGTTTCTAACTTCGCAAACCCTGCTTCCCTAGCCGCCATAACGAAGAAGTCTTGATACTTCGCCACTAGATTGTGGCCCCTTTCCTTCGCCCAAGCTAGCCACAGGAGCAAGGTTCGCTTACCTGTATAGGGGTCCGTTTCGCCCGTGGCTACTACGAACCCTTCGTCTGCTACCCAAAGTATTGCCTGTTTTGCTTCACAGGCGTCGTACACATCGTAAGCAGTGAAAGTGAGGTTCGGATCGTTCGCTATAATCTCTTCGACCCCAGGACCTACCCACTCCCACTCATCCCGTACGTCAGCGAGAACCGGCCTACTTAGACTCTCGCCCATACCGGTTACGTCGCTTTGCGACTCCGGAGTAAAGTCCACCATACTTGACCGTCCTAGATACGTTCGTGTCTGCGTGACGCCCTCGGCGTTCTGCCTCAACGATTCCTTCGTTGAACAGCGAGCCGTACACTTGCGCCCCCGCGTAATCAGTCCACTCTTTGCTCGGCAAGCGAAGCAGCCGATACAGCGCCCCGTAGATAATAGTGTCGCGGTATTCCGACATAACTTCGTCGTCAGCTGCGTTAGAAGTACGCGTCGGCTTAAGCTGAGCCCGCATGATGGTGCTGCTGACTATTGTCTCATCAGGCACAGGTACAAGGTGAAACAGAGACTGAGACACCTTCACGTAGTACTCGGGCGTACCGCCATAGCCGGTTTCCCGCCACCGAGGCTTACGCTGCTCTAGGAGCTGAGTCGTAATCGGCTCAATCTCTTGACCCTTGTGCGTCACCCAAAGAATCTTATGAACCGTGCTACCAGACGGCGGCTCAAGGTCGTATTCAAAGATGTTCGCGACAGTAGTGATCGGGTCCAACTCCGCCTGATAAACAGCTGCTTTCTCGCACAGCTCAATCACGGCGGAGCGGATGTTGTTCTCAATCAGCGTGTCAGAGCACCCCGGCACCATCGGAATGATGTCGGGGAGCAAAGACTCATAGGTCGTAGCCATAGGGGTTTACCCCGCCGCCATTTGCCGGGGCATCATGGTAGGAACGTTCGGCGTAGTCAGCGCGTCTACTTGGCCCTTACCGGTGATCGACGTAGTGAAGATCTGGAAGTGCGAAGCAGCACGCTGGTTGTTACCGGCGTAGTCCGCGTCCTTCATGTACGCCATGTAGAGCACATAGTTCATGACAGCATTGGCGTAGATGTCAGGAATGTCGAGGTTATCCCCCTGCGCCACCGTAGAGGGGTTAGCAGAGTAGATAATCTCTAGATACGCGTCGCCTTCAATGCCGGGGTACACGTAGAAGTTACGCGGGTTCTGCTCGTCGTAGACGTAGTGCTTAACAATGTTGGTATGAGCCGCATCGCCAGTGACGGTAGGGTCATGCCAGTCGGGGGTCTGGGCGTCGAGCACCTCACGCTGTACGAGACGCACGGACCGCTTACCTACTCCGCTGGAAGCCGCCGACATATTTCGAACGGCGCGCAGCAGGCGGTTCCCATCGCTGGGGATCTCCTGCTTCGTACCAGTGGTAAGAGTGATAGTGGTGTTCCTAGCGGAAGCATCGGGCTTGAGGAGTGCAATTTCGCGCTGGGCGTCATTGATCCAGAGCACGAGTTCATTTACAACCGGCCATCGGACACCCGTGGTGTCTTGGAGAGTAGTTTGAACGCGGTCAATCACGCTCTGAACTGAGACTGCCATAATCTACCCCTACGAGTTGAGGAACGCCTCCCAGCTCTTTTCTCGCTCCTCGGTCCGCACTGTGCGCCCGGCTACGCGATTAACTGCTGCTGCTTTGGGCGTTCCGTCAGATTTAAAATCCTCTGGGTCACCTTTATCAACGAGTTTCTCCATAACTTCAATAAGAGTCTCGTCTTCTGAGGTATCCACCTCTTCTGTTAGAGCCACCTCAATGTGCTTAGGGGGCTCTGGCTGCCGTTCGTTAATCTGTTTAGCACCCATCGTCATAGCGATGCTGCCAATTGTATCTGAAACTTCGCGGGGCTCTCCTGCTTTAAAAAGCACCACTGCTCCGCTAAGCGTCGATACTCGTAAATCTTTATCGCAAACGACCTTCATCTTTACTCCTTAAAGATGTTACCCCCTCCGAAGAGGGGGTAACGGTCACTCATCTTACTGAGCGGTGTCGAGGCAGATAACCCCGAAGTCCTGCACGGACCCACTGACATCGCTGTTGAACTTCGGCTTACGAAGACCAAAGATCTTGCCGATGGAGATACCGGCTTGGTTTTCGTAGTCGAAGGTGTCTTCAACGATCTCAGGCAGACCGATGTCGGCCATGCCGAGCGCTTGAGCACCGCAGAAGAGTGCGCGAGCACCTTCCACATCTGCGTCTGCACCCCACTTGTAGCCGGGGTCGCCAGCTTCAGAGGACGTACCGGTCGTTGCGCCAGAGGTGTTAAACACGTGACGGAACTCGTGGATCATCACACCGTCAACCATCAGCGAGCTGGTACCAGCGAAGAGCTGGTTGTTCGGCCCACGGATGCCTGCGTTGCGAACGTTGGCGAGGAAGTCGCTATCCAGCTTGAGGTCAGCCATTTGCTTCGGCGTGACGAACATGTGGAAGATTTCCTCGTTGCCTGCGCCACGGATACCACGGATGTAGTTATCCTTAGCGAAGGCCTTCAGGTCCACGATGTGGCGGTACTTGATGACGTCGGTCGACTCAAGAGCCGTCGTGTCGCCTGCGACAAGCAGGTCACCATCGGTACGGAGGTGACGGGCGCTGGTCGGAGCAGACACATCAGAGGCGAACTCAAGGTCCACCAGCTCAAGGCCGGTCGTAGCAGAGGTCGGGCGGAGGGCGCCGTTGGTCTTGTGGGTGTAAGCAACACCGGCCAGCGTCAGGAACGCAAGCTGGTCCATCCGGTCAGCCATGGCATAGGCCAGAGCGTCGCGGCTGGTCTCACGGAAGTTCACCACGGACTTCTGATCGGCCAGACGACCGGCGATGCGGTTAGCAAAGCGGAGCTGGTCGAGCTCAATCGTGATGTCATAGGAACGCAGTGCTTCTTCGTTCCCTTCCAGGGTGTTGTCACCCGTCACACCGTCGCCGGTCATGTCGGCAAGCAGCGTCAGAACGGCGCGAGTGCCTTTGTCGGAACGAGTGAGTTCGGTGATCCGTTGGATCATTGCGTTAGAACCAGAACCTGCAAACTGGTTCACGAAGGACATGTTGCGAGCAACACGCCAGAAGTCGCGACTCCACGCGGTAAGCTGTTCGGAAGTCAGCGACGCAAAGTTAGTAAGAGCCATGGTAGGCCTCCTAAATTATTGTCGATGTTATGCAGCAAAATAGCTGCCGTACCCTTCGTTTTCAGCCGACTTGTGGAGCGGCTAACCCGTTCCCCGTATCGTGGGGCAACGACTTAGCGCGTATTTACGAGGCGCGACCTCGGCATGTTTTACGCCGATGCGGGCGAGGACGTTTTTTACGTGTGCGACACGGCCCGATATCGTACGGACGGACGAATATTGCAATACTAGTAACTGTTTCTAATAAACACAAGCTATCTATATCGAGAAGTTTTCTTAGCAATCTTTTTAGGCTGCTTTGAAAACTGCTTCCCGGCTTTAGTATCTTTGCGCTTTTTACGAGAAGTAGCTGCGTACTCTTTCTTAGAAAGAGCCTCGCGGGCCTTCTTCGGTAGGTAACGCTCCCCGGTAGCTTTAGACCCTTGAGTGCTTGGCTTACCGGACTTGGTGCCCCACTCTTCCTTGGTCCATTTACGTAAGGACTTCTGAGACTTTTTAAGAGCCATCAGCTTTTCTTCTTATTCATCTTACGTAGGGTCATGGCTAAACGCGCTCTCTGCCCCGTCTTTCCTGGCTTTTTTGCAGCTTTACGAAGGTCTTTAGCCGGGATCTTTTCACCCTTTTTCACGCCCATGGTCTTACGTAAGGCCCCGGGCTTCTTGATAGCGTCTTTGATCCACTTTTTCTTTTCGGCCATTAGTCTCTATAGCCTCCGCCTTTAGCCTTATACTCTTTGGCGAGCATCTGCGCCTTCCTGGCACTCCACTGTCCGGGTTTTCCGCCCTTACCGCCCGCTTTAATCTTCTCAAAGAGCTGCTTACGCATGGTCGGCTTAGTGTAATTACCGGCGGCGTTCACTTTACTTTTAGTAGTTTTAGCAGGCTTTTTGTTCATTAATACATCTTTTTCTTAGGCGACTTTTTAGCAGCCGTTTTTGCAGCACGCTTCATGCATTTACCCGCACGCTTACACTTAGCGGGGCTAGGACATCCGGCACAAGGTTTGAACATGGTTAGGCTCCTACCATTTAACTTTATCGGCCCAGTAGGCCGCGCTCATCTTACCCTTTTTAATATTACGTGCGTGTCGAGCTTTAAATGACGCACGCTTCTTCTTCATGCGCTCCGACTCACCCGCTTTTGGCTTGCCGGCGGTGCTCGCCCCCTGCTCACCAAAGCGGATAGTTTTAACCTTGTCGCCCTCTTTAGCCACGACAACGTGGCTCTTTTTAGGGTGGCTAGGCGTCCGCTTAGGTTTGTTGTAGCCCGAGACTCCTGCTCGGGCTAATCGCGGGTCTTTTTTCCGCTCGGCCATTGGCCTGCTCCTTTATAGGATGTCGCCCCTGAGGCGCTTCAGCGTGGCCTCTGGGAGCGCTGAGAACTCTTCCTCAGTCATATTAGAGATGTCAGCTGCCCGCTCTCCACGGGACGCAGAGGACTCCCCAGGCAGCTCCGGAGGCTGAGATGCCGCCGCTTTGAGCTTACGGCTCACTTCTGCGCGCTTTTTAGCCACTTCATCCGCCTGTTTCGGTGCCGCTTGGGTAGCAAGCGACGGTGCTTCGCTAGAGGAGTCTAGACCGTACTCTTTAATCACGTACTTTGCAGCCTTCGATAGCGCTGCAACGGCGTTTTCACCCTTAACAATGAAGGCGTCGCGCAAATCGATGACTTCCTGGGTGTACTCTTCGCTGTAATCGGGGCTAGAACGGTCGAAAACCGGGAAATTAGCTTCCAGATCGGACGCGGCCTGCTGCAAAGCGGTCATCTGCTGGTTCTGAGTGACCTTTTGCTCCATTTTCTGAGCCATTTCGTACTCAATCTGAGCACGTTCGGCCCGACGCATCTCCGCACGGAGTGCTGCAGCCTTCTGAGACTCCCCATCAAGCAGTAAGTTCTGGTATTCGATTTCTTTGGCTTCGAAATCGTAGGTCTCGGGAGCATTTTCCACCTGCTCCTTAGCCGCCATGAGGTCATCCAGCTGCTTTTGGAGCGCTTTCTGCTTGGCAAGCACCTCATCGAGCCGTGATTTCGGCACCATGGGCTTCTTCTGCTCAGGTTCGTCCTCAATTTCGGGCTCTTCGGCCTCAATTTCGGGCTCTTCCCCTAAGGCAGACGGTTCATTCTCGTCTACTTCAGAGGCTTCGGGGTCTTCCGGCTCCTCTCCCAAAGCAGAGGGCTCGTCTTCGTCTTCGTCTTCGTCGATTTCAGGCTCAGGAGCCGGAGTAGGTTCCTGATCGAGCCCAAAGTTCATGTCCAACCGGTCGTTGGCGCCTTCCTCAAGCTGGTCGGCCCCCGGCATGCGGTCGAAAGTTACTGTCTTGTCCTGAGCTTCGCTCATGTCAATCTCCTATTGATTAATCGGGGGCCGCACGTTCGGAATGTTTACCGGCTGCGGTTGTTGAGGCTGCTGGTTCTGCTGCTTAGCAGCCGTCTGCATCGCCGTAGCAGCGATTCGAGTAGCCGCCGCAGTCTCTTGCTGCGAGCGACGGGTCTGGTTGGTGAGGTCTGCAAGCTCACGCCGCAAGTCGAGTTCCTGCTGCTTCATGGCCATCTTGCTCTGCAGCTCGGCCATACGTAGCTGCGGGCTGACATCTGCGGTGTCCTGCACTTTGGCGATGTTGATCGCGGCCTCGGACTGCAGCTTCTGGACCTCTGCCTGCAGCTTACCCAGCTCAAGCTGCGCCTGCTGCATGGCCATCTGCGCCTGCATGGCCTGGACCTCTGCCTGCTCAGGCGTCGGCGGCTCCTGACCCGTGAGCGCACGGATGCGCTTGGCCAGCTCCTGCTTACGAGCCAGGTGGCTGTACTCAATGATGGCGTCGTCAGGAATAGCCACCCCGATTTGCCGCATGTTGAGCGCTTCAGCGAACTGCACCTCGTCGAAGCTATCACGGGCCGGAGCCGTGGCTATCACAACGTCATATTCCCCTAGGGTCAAGTCGTTGACGATGCGGCCCTCGGGGGTCATCTCGTTGATGATCATGGGCTCACGAGGCTGAAGCGGGTCATCCTCGTTGGTGATCATGATGATCCGCTGCTCGGTGTAGAAGCTCTGGATGAGGTTCAGCACCTTCTCGGCCAGATAGTGGCGGGCCTTACGCAGGTTATCCAGGGGCACCTGAATCATGATAACGCCACGATTCTGCTTGGCCTGGATGGCTACGCCGGACACCTCAGCGCTGTCCGACCCCAGCATGGAGTCGTTGATGCCGCTGATGGTTTTGATGTTCAACGCGGCTTTCTGGCTGATGCGGTCTAGGCCAGTAGGAATCTGGTTGGGCGGGATCTTAGAGGGCGGGTTGGACCCACGGTTGTATTCCAGCACGAGACCGGTCTCAGCCCCGTGCTCCTCTAGATCGTCTGCCGTCATCCCGACCAACGAGCCGCTTTCGACGACCCACCCGCTGTTAGCGGTAGTGTTGACGATGTGCAGCTCCTGGCTCGCAATCTTGTTCAGCTGCTCCTGGGGAGACAGCAGGTTGCGGACCATTCCGAAAGGACGACCACGGCGGAAGTACGCGAAATAAGGAACAACTGTGAAGTCATTGTAGGGCGACCAATCGTCGTGCAGGACCACCTTGTCGCAGGTCACGGTCCAGCGAACGCGGCGCTTCACCTTAGAGATGATATCTAGCCCGTGCTGCTTGGCGAACTTCTTCGCTTTTGCGTCCGACCAAGCCTCGGGCACATCTCGTTGGTCGCCCGTAAGCGGGTCCACGTAGCAGTCGACGCGGTGCATGCGCCGGTGCTGTCGCTCAATGACCCGCAACGCGCGCACATTCCGGTATTCATCATCCCCAGGAACGCCCGCCCCAAAGTAGTCGTCAGTTTGATCAAGGTCGCCATAACGAGTTTCTTCGTACTCTATCGAGTCTCTCCCGAAGCTGTTGCCGTTCTCTGCGATGAAGCGCAACTCTTCGGCTTTTTTCTTCCCGTACAGCTCTTCGATTTCGTCGAGAGTCATCCATTTCGTTTCAAAGACCTCGTTCCACGTTTTGGGATCGTAGTCCTTGGCGTCCGGATCGATAAGGATGTCCAACGGATCTTTAGCCATGATCCGAATTTCGCCTTCCACATGGTCACTGAAGTCCATGCGGACGTCAAAGAACCCACGACCGTCCATGATGAGGCCGTCGCTGAACACCTGCTGCTCGACCCAGTCGAGCTTGTTGTTGTCCGCGATCTGCATGTACAGCTTGGTCAGCGTGTTAGCTACGTCGCTGTCGCCATTGCGCCGGGGCTTGAAGCGCACATCTGCACGGCGCGTGGACTGTTCTCCAAGGACCGTGTTCACGGTCGGGAGGATGGTGTTGATGGTCAGGGCGGGACGGCCCTGGGCCTCAAGAGCAGAGAGGTCCGCCTCGTCCCACTGGTCGCCACGATAGTAGGCGTCGCACTTCTTGGCCGTTTCAATGTACTCAAGGTGACCGTTGTCACGGGCTCGGATGTATCGATCCCACTGACGGCTGGCGACTTCCTGTTGTTCGCCGGGGGTCATTCGCTTAGCACTTTTAGTAATGGCCATATTACGCACTCATCGCTGAACGTTGGCGAGGCGTCTTACCAATATAGTCGAGCCTGTCTCGCCAGGAAGGCTCGCGGATCACGGGGGCGCTGTAGGTCGAGAACTCCGTCATCATGAGGCCCAACCACGCCAGAGCGTCGACTTGGTCGTCATGCACTCCATTCGGGAACCGCAGCAGCTCTGCTACCAACGGCCCCGTAAAAATCTCGTTGCGCGGCAGGAACACCATGCCCTGCTGCATCCGGCCCTGGATAGCACGAGCCCGTGCCTCCTTATCCCTGCGCCCCGTTTTAAGATCCTTGAAGTACGCTTCGTAGAGCCCTCGCTCACGAACGCGTTTCTCCAAAAATGGTCCAAGGGCCATCTCAATGTGCCCTTTTTCAATGCCAATGATCGACGGTTTCCACTGTTCATACA